AATCAGAAAATCCAAAAAATGATTGCAGGGTACCTTCTTCGAAAATCTCTCTATCTTTAGTAGAGATTCGATACCCTTTATTATCTATTATTTCTTTAAATGTTTTAATTGCCATTATTAACCTCTATTTTTTCTTAAATCAGTTTGTATAGATACTTCATCCTTACTTGCATCGGCAAATGTAACTTTAACTTTTAGTGCCAGTCCAGTATGATTCTGCCCTTTTCCTTTCCAACCAATTGTTTTTCTTCTTGGTGAAATACCCTTTTTCTTAGATGTACCAATTACTGAATTATTAAATTCACAATCATATGTTTCAGAAGTTTCAGGTTCAATTGAACTTGCTCCTGATTTAACTGTGAACCATTTAGGGTCTCCATCAAATACAAATTCTATTTTAGTTATTTTATTATCAGTAGTAACGTTACTCACCTCTAATGTATTTGTCATTTTACGAGAACCGGCATCTTTAGCACTACACTTAGCCCATAAATCAGCTGATAATTGTCCTGCATCACCATCTCCATTATTTACCTTAACAGTAAATCCATTATCACCTCCACTAATAGCACCTTCTGCCGTTTGAGCAGCCAATCCAAATAATTGTTCTCTTAATGATTCGTTTTCTTGTAATAATGCCTCAACTCTAGCAGTTAACGATACTCTTGCGATTGCTTCGTTAATTGAATTTTGTATTGCGTTTTGTAAATCAATTGTTGTTTCGCCAATTTGTTGATTTGAAATTGTAGATTGTTGACTTGCTATATTTGCTTTTAATTGCTCATTCTCTAATTCAATTCTAAGCTGTTCTATAATACTTTGTAATTCTGCTATCGTTGCATCTCTCTCACCAATAGTAACATTTAATCTTTCTAATAGAGCATTTAATTCATCTATTCTTTTTAATGCAGCCTCATATATTGAACGAAGAACCATTGGGTCTCCGATAGGTGCATCATTTGGTAGAAGTTCAAATATAGTAGTATCGACTGATTTCTTTAACTCACTTGTATTATATTTAGGTCTTGTTAATTTACCACTTATAATACCATCAGTTAAATCAGATTCTTTAAATAAGCGCACACCATTATCATTTGTTTGTGGTAAAGCAACCGAACCACTTACAAATATCTTAGCAACTTGTGCCTCATTTTTTAAACCGCTATTCTTCATTTGTTATTATGAAATTAAACTAAATGTGTAATCGTTATCAAAGAAATAATCAACTCCACTAATTGTAATTTTAAATTCTATGTTATATACTCTATCAACTTCCCAATTAGATAAATTCAGTTTAAAGAAGTTACCCTCTGTATCACAACTTAATTTTGTGTAATTACTAAATGGAATCATTACTTCACCTGAATGATAATCACTTACTTGATAATATGATGTTGTTGGTAAGAATTTACTTATGCCATATTGTGCCGTAGATGAGAATGTTTTTGTTGGATATAAATCTCTACCAACTACTCTAAATTTAGGTGTTGTATTTACTTTATATTGTTTTTTGAAATTTCTGATGCCAACTTTAATTTCTTCTGATGTAAGTTCGGTTAATGAACCTGTTGCAAATGATACATCATTCCAGCCTATTCTGACCTTTGGTTGATGTATTGTATTTGTTTCTTTACTAAAGAACTTTAAGATTCCATAATCATTGGTATCTTCTTCGGATGAATTTTCATGTTTTATTATTAATCCCTGATTATCAATAGAACCACTTAACCAACTTTGGAAAATGGTAGTTACATCGGCATTAATATCTTCTGTTTTATATGTAAATTCTTGTGAACTATTTAAGTTAGAATACCAAACACCACCTTTACCAGCAAAAGAACCAGTTGAGTTTGCAGCAAAAACTGGAAGTCCTCCCACTATATTGTTAACCCATCTAAGTGATGAATCACCTTCTCTATAATTCCATGTTATACCAGATGTTTCTATTTTATCAAATCGAGTACCCTTTCCCATCTCCCAACTTTGGGATACTGGATAAATGTTAATATTGAATTCCAAAGGAACTTCCTCGGATTCAGTTTCTTTTAATATAAGTTTAGCTTCTTCGAAACCAACACTACCGGCTGATAGTGATGATGAGAATCCACTGGTATCGAATTTAATGAATGCTCTTGATACATCTTTAACACCACCATAGTAAACCTTACTTACTTCCAATACCTCATCTAAACCAGCGTTTTGGTCTGGTTGTTGTAGGTAAACCGATGCATCTTTTGATGCTGTTAGAAAATAGTATGCCATTATTTTGCTCTTCCTTTTATGTCCGAATCTGGATATTTAATTTCAAAAACCGATGGGTCTAAAGATGGATATAATATCTTATCTTTAATAGCCGCTTCTACATTGTATGAATTATCTGCGTATTGACCACCACACTTATTTACAATTTTTAATTTTGGAACTGAACTAACTCCATCAACATTTGCTACAATCAATTCTAATTCAGAAATGTTAATCGTATTATTAAATGTGAAACTATCTATGGTAAAATACTCTTTTAATTCAGCTATACATTCTGATAGTACTTCACTTTTATTATAATTCTTTAATGTTACTATTTCAAATTCTACCCCTATGTTGATTATAAATCCATCACTAATATTTATACCATCAGTTAGAATTTTATATTCAGTTAAATATGTTTTTAAATTTTCTTTTACTGCTCTATTAAGAACTGATAATTTTTTGTTTGAATCATATCCTAATAAATAAAGATTTATTGCAAATGGATTATTCTTTTCATTATTATTTGAAGTCTTACCAACTAAGAATTTTTTTATTTCCTCTTGAATAGATTTTCTATTGGGTTCTTCCTCCTCTGGTTTATTTACAAATCCCTCAACTAAATCAGTAAACTCTTTAAGAGCATTTGGTGAGGCTAAAATAGAAGACGGTGAATTGTTATCTAGTGTACCATCTGCCGTAGCGTATGCTTTTGCAATAGCTCCAAACTTAGTTGGCATTGATAAAGCTCTTATCTGATAATCCTTTGATGTTACTGCTCTATTTTGTGAACCAAAATTTGCTAATGCATTTTGTCTAATCTCTTCAATCGTATCACCACCCTTACCACCCGTTGCAGGAACTTCGTTATCAATTGCTATTGAGTTCTTAGCTGCATTATATACACCCAATTGGGCCAATGTGAATAATTCTATATCCTCCTCGTACTCAACTCCATTAATTTGAGTAATTGTACCTTTCTTAACATTTGATTCAACACCACCACCAACTAAATACTTTACAGTCATAGTTGTATTAGATGGGGATGTTCCATATGTTTTAGTTTTCAAAAAGTTAGTTGGGTCAAATGATTCTTCTAATTTAGAAATAGAATTAGGCAATCCCAATCCTACATTTTTAAAAGATGGAATTATTGTTTCCTCACTAACAGTAGGGTCTCCACTTCCAAACTGAATAGTCGTTGTACTGTTTGGGTTTACTTGTTTTACGAATCTACGAGATGTTTTAAGTGTGTTTAAGATATATGGTGTTGTTTCTTTAAATTGAAATAAATCAGGGTCATTGTTTTCAGTATTTGGGTAATCTGTAAATACTAACTCTTGTGCTAAATAAGGAACTTCATAAAATTTATTTCCATCGGAATCCCTCACATCATATATATCTATAATATCAGTATCGGCCAATTCAATACTTTGGAACTCTTTAAACGCACCAAATGTCACTTCTTGTGTTTTTATTGCAGCTGATATTGTTTGAACTTGTTTTTTAACTAAATAGAATGTAGGTTCACCACTAACCCCATCTCTTTGATATATTGTAATTTCTCTATCTCTATCATCAGAAAAATCTACAACATCTTGAGTAATAAATTCTATTCCATTAGTAGACTCACTTCTCATACCTTCTTTAATTCTCAAAAAGTAAGTTGTATCAAACGTATTATCTGAACCAGCTCCTATTGATGGTAGTAGTTGGTAAACGGAAAGGGTTGTTACTGCTGGTGCTGATACTTTGGGTTTGTATCCTAAGTATTGTGAAAGTGCTATTACATTCTCAATATCATCAGCGTGAACCATTAACGATTCCTTTAAAGTATCATCTACATAATATGAAAGCGAATCACCAACATATGATGCCATTTCAATAAACATCATACCAGGTGATGACTCATTGAAATCAGAATATGTTTTTGGGAAGTAAGTTTTAGCGAACTCTATTAGATTACCCCTAAAGGCACCAAAATCTTTGTTAAGATATTTTATGTCTTTACCCTTGTTCTTAAAGTTCTTTGATGTTTTTGTTATTGCCATATCGTATTATCCCTGCACCGTGAATGTTAGAGTTTCTAAATTAATATCGTCTCCTATTTTAAATTTAATTGAAACATTTATTTTGTTGTTATCTCTCAATTCATCAGTTGATTCAATATTAATCTCGTCAGCTGTAACATATGGTAACCATTGTTTTAAACTATCATTTATAGTATCTTCAATTCTACCTTCTAAATCATCTACATTTGGTTCAAATAATAATGATTGTAAACCACTACCAAATTGAGGTTGTAAAATACGTTCACCTCTTTTAGTAAGTAGAAGATTTTTAATATTTGATTTAATCTGGTCTTTGGTTTGAAAAGATTGCTCGAAGGTATTCTCACCAAATTGTAATGGTAAAGTAATACCAATTGCATAACTACTATACGATTTGGTATCTTTAACGATTCTTCTTCCTAACTCAACTGCCATAATCTATATTACATTCCAGGTCTCCAAGGACCTTTTGATTTATCCCAAGCTTTTATTAACTGAGAATTATCTCTATTTAAAACTCTATCCAACCCAGCTAGTCCAGTTGATACTCCTAATCCAGATTTAACTCCAGTT